GGCCTTGGATAATCTTCATATCTTTGCCGTTAATCTGCTGGTAAACGCTTTTCTCTGGAACCCAGTCAGCAAGTGACTTGCCAAATAGTTTCATTCTTAGACGAGCACCGTAAGGTACGTTACCAATCTGTCCTGTTAATCCAATAGAAGCTTTATTTAACTGACGTCCTCTGTAGAATCCAGTTAAGTTTTCCCATGGAGCAGTAAGGTAGTGGAAGATTCCTTGTTCAATGCTACCGCGCATACCCATACGTGGGGCAATAGAAGCTGTAGCCCAAAGATTTGTTAATCTACGTGCAAGAGCAGAACGTAATGTCCAACCAGCTAAATCAGCAGTAACTCTTGCTGGCCAAAACTTACTAAAGTTAAAGCCATGTGGTGCAAGTTCAGGACCAGTAAAGTCTAGTCCACCAATTTGTGGCTTGCCTTGGAAAGAATGCAAAGGACCGTTGGTTTGTACTTTGTAAAGACTGGTAGAACCTTCTTCAGGTGCATGGATAAGTGGCTCTGTTTGCTTCCAAGCATCTAAATGTTGTGGAGCAATAAGAGTTTCTTTAGTATTAGCAAAAGTTGTACTGTCAGCAAACTTATGTTCTAGAATAGCTTGACGTTTTTCTGAAGAAACGCCCATCTTATTCATAATCTGGTCGTACATGCCACGAACAAAGGTAGTTCTATCTACAGGATTGGCGTACTTGTAAGATTCAGCCATGATATCTGCAGCATAACGTGGGTACAACAAGCGTAGATAGCGTTGTACTGTAGGGATAGACTCATCTACGTTCTCATCCATAACACCAATAGGGTTATGTCCTGGATGTGTTTGCATTAACCGTGTAATACGACGCTTAATACTTATTTGGTTTGATAAGTCATCCAAGATTGGATTAACTGTTGAACCTGGCTTGCCGGTTACTGGGTCTAATGCCCGACCAACCTCAAGCATGGCGTTAAATGCTTTAACACCTGTGCCTGCTGCATCAACTTCTTTATCACTGGCAACACCATTCATGTAGTCGCCTATGAATTTATTAAAACCTGAAGCGGAAAAACGCTCTTGACGAGCAACAGGAATACCCATACGCATAAAGGTAGGTCCATCAACCATACCCATGTGCAACTCTTGTGCACCTTGTAGGGTCTTAGCAAACTCTTTAGCACCATTAGCATCAAATGCTTTGGCTTTGACAGCAAGATTAAGGAAACTACGGTCATTAATAGACGGAGCTTCTAGTTGAATACGCTTCATTACTGCTGCTTTAGCAATAGGGTCTTTGGCTGTATCAACTTCTGCTACCTTTTGAATCAAAGGACCATAGACTTTGTCCCAAGAAGTAGCAACTTGTGTGCCTGGCTTAAATATTTCTTCAGCATTAGCAGCACGGGTAATTGGGTCAGTCAATAACTTCTCAGCAAGTTGTGAACCTTTAGTAGATGCTTCGGCTCCTGCAACTGCTCCTTTAGTTATTTTAAATAAATCTCCACCAAAGTAAGTTAGTGGGTCATGGGCAAGCTCGTAAAAAGCGTCAATAGCACCTGATGTGGCTTTCCACTTAGTTGTGCTATAAAAATGATTGTCAGTAATTGGAACGTTATATCTAACACGTGATATATCACGACCAGGAGATACTTGAGCAGCACGCAATTCATCCATCATTTGATTAAATTCTTTGCTATTGCCAAACATATCAGCTAATGCTTTGTACAAATTTCCGTCTACTTTGCCATAAGCATCGACAATAGCACCGGGCTTCATACCCTTTAGCAAACCTTCGCCTACAAATGTAGCAGCAGTGCCATATTTCTTTTGAAGACTGTTTAATGAACCTTGGTCAAATACTGCTTTGCCATCCCAAGCCTTTGAATAAGTGCTTGTGTGGAATACGCTTTCACCTTGAGTTAGTTCACGGGAAAACAAATAAGGGGCATTGATGATTTGCCCCTCAATGCCAGCTGTTTTGTAAAGAGCAATAAGCGGATTTGCTGCTGAAGTCAATAAACCCTTAACCGCTTTAACAGGCTTTTTAATAATCTGCATAGCAAGATTGTCCATGTTTGTAAATGGAGCATCGCCATACATAGCTTTAATCATTGACTGTGCTTCAGGAGCAAGAGTCTTATAATTTTCCTTAGCCTTTTGCAAAGGCATGGTACTTAAATTCTTATAGGTTTGCACAGTTCCATAAAGCTGATTAGCCATGTTAATCTGTGCATCATTAGCATTAGATGAAGCAATAGCAGCATACAAAGATGGCGCAGCACTTGCAATATCAGGATTAAGTTTGATAGCACCTGAAGCATTTGTTGGTGCTACAAAAGTTTCATTAGGCGTAATTGATGGTTGATTAGTACCCAGTGCGCCAGGAGGAGTTTGAGTAAATCCAGCCACTACAAACCTCGACTAAGCAAAGCCCTGTATAACAACTCGCCATCACCCGTTGGGTCATTTTGTGCAATGGTGCGAATAGTGTGAGATGGTGAAACAGCCATGTTAGGTACCTGTAAAGCTTCTGAGCCAGGTCCTGGACCAAAGTCTACGCCAGCAGTAATAGGCTCGCTAGGGCGCATTGTAGGCGCACTGAGAGGTACTGCAGGTGCAGGTGGTGGTGTAGGTGTACCAGCTAATGGAGCAGCTTGTTGATTCTGCATATTCTCTCCACCTTTACCATAACCTAATCCAGGCATGTACATAGGTGCTTGAGTTGCAGGTTTTTGCATTCCGTCAAGAGCTCCGCCATCAGTACGTTGAGAGAGAGCACCCGGACCAGATACTGGTGCTGGGTTAGTTGGCTGGCGGTATCCGCCTTGTTGTCCTGCCATTAGTCCTCATCCTCATCTAAATATTTTTGAATGTCTGCTTCTGTAGGCTTTCCATAAGAAACCCAATCAGGATAAGCATCTTTGCAAGTTATTAACCAAAGTGCATTATCGTTGTTGAAGCCGGCTTTACGTAGTCCTTTATAGAATTCATTAAGCCAAATGCAATAGGCTTCTAGTGGACCGTAGGTTTCATCGGCAACTGTTTGTGTTTTTCTTTTTCTTGAAGTTGCCATGATTACTCCTTATCCGACTGTTCGACGTGTGATAGTTCTTACGCTACCGCTTGCTTTTCCTTGTGCATTAAGACTTGCTAAAATACTTTGTAGCTCTGGTCTTGGTGTTACTTCACCTGGTCCACGAAACGGTGGACCTTCTTCAGCCCCTTGTCCTAATGGACCTTCAGGAGAGCCTCCTACTGGAGCTCCGGGAGCAGAAGGGACGGACGGCTGCTCAACCGATTGTTGAGCACCAGCAGGAGGATTCTCTGGTTTAAAGACATCTTCAATAATGTCTTCTAGTACACGTCCACGCTGGCGTTCCTTGATAACCTTAGCAACCTTAGAAATGATTTGGGTTGGGTCTTGTCCTTGCATAGCCATCTGTGGGATTGCTTGGGTATATGCCTGAAGTGCACCCATCAGTGATGTGCGAAGGTCTTCAGTTTCAATCTTCTCTTGTTCTAATGTAACGTTGACATTGAATGGTAGTTCTCTCATTGCCATGTCCTTGGAGATTAACTTTCCACCAAGGGCTTGTAGCATGAATATCAAACCTTGTGCTGGGTTTAGACCAGCCAGCATTCCATATCGTACGTCTGCTGTATAGTCACCTTTAATATCTTTCGATGGAAGATACGTGATGGCATAAGGACTACCGGCATCAGTACCACGAATTGTCTTTTCGACATTGAATAACTTCTCGTCTACTTCAAAGCAAAGTGAGATTACATCACGAAGCGCAGTTGTAAAAATAGTTTGTGCGGATTTGATTTGGCTATCAAACGCGCCCATAAGGGCTTCAACGCCAGCACCTGTAACGATACTTGCCTTGACATTGCCGGTACGGGATTCAGGATAACGAGCGCCTGTGCGCAGTTCGTCATTGAGTAGGTTTTGCTCATTGAATGCACCTTGAGGAATTTCAAGTGCAACACGGCGAACACCTTGTGGGTTAGCTGTACGGATGACAGCATCTCCACCTAGTTGTAGTTCTTGTACATCGTTAGGCAAAACGATTGGTGCTTGAACGGACTTCTCAGCGGCTTCCATCGCCATTAGAGCAAATCGGTTGCGCAGTAATTGAATACCTAGCACGTCGTCGAATTGTCCACGCAATTCACCGTCAACGCTTGGACGCTTTGCAATGATAACCATCATCTTACCCATTGGGTTAGGTGCTTGGCTCAATACAAAGTTAGAGCGAGATGGTAAATACAGAACGCTTTGGTCCTTGTCATAATAGCGAATCATTTCTATCATGCCGTTAAGGTCCTGCTTGTATCCTTCAGGTCCTAGGATTTGGCGTTCAAAGTCAGGGAACTGGGCAACCAGTTCTCCTAGCGTCATTGAGTAACGCTTGACAAAGGCTATGCATCGACCATAGCGGTCAAATTCAGGATAAGCTCCTACCGGGTTTTCTAGTCTGATGCGTGGCAGCTTTGCTTCCTCGTCCAGTTCAATAATGAACGGCAAGAAACCATAGGTGATAAACATGTCGGCACCGTTGTACATGTTTACTTCTAGTTCCGAATGACGGAAGTAGTTTGCCGCGATACGGGTTCGCTTGTCAGCGAAGGTGCGAGCGCGGTCTGATGTTTGATTTACTGCTGAGCAATTGATTGCTGGCAGAGGTGCAATCATTTCAGCAAGGTCGCGGGCAA